CAACTTCCCCTGTGTCATCTCCGATACAACCCAACATTTCTTCAGTTTGATTGTACATAGAACACGTTCCACAACACTGATCAGTTAAATGAGCTTCAGTGTAGTTATGCTCATATTCTGCCATATCCAGATTTTCCATGTTGGCTTCTGGATCTTGAGTTGGCAATGGGCAAGCCATACCTTCTTCAGTTTCTTCCATTTTGTCTACGGGCATTCCCTCAGACATTATGCTTATTACAATAGTGCTACTCATTTTAGGTCCTTCCTCAAGTAGTCTATTTCAACCAATCATAGACCTTATTTGTTTCTTTAATCCTGTGATCTAACCCCGTGTACCCGCCGTTTATCCTGCGGGTCAGACGTTTAATTGCATCATCATTAACACCTTCGTCACAAATTTTCCATAGGTTGTTAGATTCAAAGAACCAGATGGCGGTATCCATAGCGTAATCTTCTTCTAAAAGGGATGGATCCTGTATCACCTCGGGCTTACCTGTATCACTAGCAAACGCTTTGACGTTGTCATACCCGGTTAATTGAAGAAATCCGCGGCCTATGTATAGGCTGGCTTTTTCCTTAGTATCATTGCCCATTCTTCCAAAATATACGTTTTCTGCTAACGCTCTTGAGTTTTGAGCAAATGGTTTTGCGCTTTCTTCTGTTGGAAAACGACTAGGCCAAACTTTCATCATGGATTCTACACTGTAATTTAAGTTTTCTCGCACATATCTAAACGTGCCGCTTTCGTGTATAACCTGACCTAACAGATGTGCCCCACGTTCTGGAGACAGTTCGTAGTGTGATACAATGCCTCTAGCTGTGTTGGGCCCAAACGAACCATCCGCAGTACATCCACATTTTTCTTGTAGTAGTTTTAGTGCATGACTCATTTTGTAATTCCTTGTTTTTTCTCATAGCTGCGGAGTCCGCCTAATCCTAACATCCCCATCATCACAGTCATTAGGCTGCCCATATCAAACTCTGGCAGTTCTGGTATGTCAACACCAGCAGCAGTCACACCAAATACAATTAATGGTTGTAGTACAAAGTGATATGCAAAAGCAACGCCACATACCCAACCTATGAATGGTCGCCACCCACCTTTGAATAAAGAACCTGATGCAGCTTCAGCTTTGTTTATTTCTAATTGCCCCATTAAAGCCTGCTGGGCATGATTATCGGACATCGTAGCTATTTCGTGGGCCAGCTTGGCCTTTTGATCTTTGTCCTCAATAACTTTGTCTAGTAGCCCACTAACAGGCCCTATCAAATTACTTACTAAACTCATCATTAGTTATTCGCCTTTCCCTTTGTGTAGGCTTCCTTACCATAGAACGCGGCAACGATAGCTGCTACAGAAACAAAATACACACCAGCTATGGACGCTAGTGATTTCATGGCTTCATCAAGATTAGCCAAGTTACAAATAATTATTGCGAAAGGATACAACAACATACCAAATAATGCAAACCACGCCATTTGCCGTTGAGCGTCTCTTTGAGCATCCTCGTCAGCCATTCGCAAACGTTTATCCTCTAACGCTAACTTATCCCACTCAGTTTGATCTATGTTGCCATCTCCGTTGACATCAAACTTTTTAAACTCATCCATTTTTATCTCCTAGTCCGCAAGAGGATTATCTAAAGCCCTCTGTAGCTTATCCATTATTTTAGTTTCTAAATCTTTCATGCTTCCCGCTTGGGACACACGCACACGCTCACGTTGGTTTTCAAACCTAATTTCGGCCGCGTCAATCATAGTACGCACCTTGTCTTCGTTCTTACGCACAAGGTCTTCGATCCGGTCAGTCTGTTGTTCAATGCGTAACAGATCATCTTTTAGCCCGTTTTTTATATCTCTAGTGTACTCGACAGATTCTTCTACTTTATCAGATATACCTGAAACCTTTGCATCCATAACATCCATTGCTTGTTGATATTCTCCTAGGTCTAGCCCCGCGACCTCTTCGATCTTTTGGTACATAACGAACCCACCGTATAGCCCACCTACTACGGTAGATAAGAACGCAAATATAGCTACGATAGAACCAAACGACAGCTTCATACCACCCGTCTTAAACTCACGATCTGCTAAACCATCAATGTTATCGGCTATTCTAGTTGTATCAACCATCAGTTCTCAAACTCCATATCACCGCCAACACTTTGTAAATTCTTGAGTGCTTCTAGTTCGTCACGTAGTTTTTGTACTTCTAGCCTGCGTTGCGTTAGCTCTATCTGGTAAAGGTCATTACAATTAATACGAGCTTTTGGTTTATCTAACGGTATTACTATACGAGCGTATACGCCTATGTCTTTACCTTTACTCATTGTATTTAGTCCAGACAACACACCGGTTACACCATACTCTAAGTTTACACCGCCACCAACAGCATTACTGCATCGGAGACTACCTGTTGAAAATGAATCCGATTGATAGTTCATAGGGGGGTTTGGTAGGCTTAACGCAAGCGAACTACTGTCAGCAACTGCTGAACTCGCCATAACACAAAGAGCAAAAGCTAGTCTCATGCAGGTTCCCCATCTAACCTTGAACATATCTTAGACGAAACAAGCGTCCTAGACTGATTAGTCTTTTTGACTTTTGAGGTGGTGCATAGATACACAGCTTCATCCATATCTTTTTTACGAATATATACATTAAAAGATTTTTTCTCTTTGTAGCCTATTTTCATAATTCGATATGTTGTAGAAAAAGGAATGTTCATCCAGTTTAAATCAAACAATTCTATTTGGTAATACTCTATCTCTTCTCTGGAGTTAAACAAAGACATCTCTACTTTGACCACGTCAGCAACGTGCGAAGGCTTTACCACGGGGTAAGCCGGGGTCATCTCGTGTCCAGAGATAGCTGTAGCCCAAAGCAGAAACGTTATGAGTATACTACTTCGCAATGCAAGTTGCCTGTACGACGGCCGTGTATGTGCCACCCGGTAGTGCTTTAGCCGATCCGTAAACTGCGCTTGATGCAGTAGAAAACCATGTGGACCCTGCAAGAGTTAAATCAAATATAGTGGTGTTTCCTACCACAATCTTTGCGGCTTCATAGGCTGACATACCAGCAACAGATGTTTGTGTTACGCTTGTGCTACCTGTCCATGCAAGCGTATCAGATAAAGAAGGTGATGAACTAAATGCTGTTGGGTGTGTTATGTTAGCGGTATAAGAATCTGCTATAGATACATCATACCTAATTATAGGTAGTATACCACCGTCAGCGGGAGTAGTGCTTAACTTACTAGCAATCGGGTTGCCGTATACACCTGCTTTAGTTGTTTGAATAACACATTTAGCCTCTACGCTACCTGTAATCTCGACGTTAGCTAGTGCAGGAAAGGCACACAAAGAAAGTGTTGCAATAAAATATTTCATAATAAACCTCAATTATTGTACTGCATGTCTATCATTTTCTCATGCAGGAGTTGTTGTGCCAAATTGTTACGCAAGGCTTTCTTGTTGTCCGATATTTCTGCATCAACCAAACCAACTGTCTCGTTATATGTTCCGCCGTTAAGGTTGGCGTTATAATACATATTAATGTTTGTTTGAAGGTTAATAGCCATAATAATATCAGATTGTCCTTGCGTTTTAAATAAAGTTAAAGCATTGGCAGATGCGGTTAACCCCATTTCAAGACGTGTTTCTTCGTCTTCTTCTTCTTCAACTAATATTAAATTTCCGTCTTCATCATACTGAAAATTTTCATCGTCGTCTATAGCATCCATAGCGGCCTCATCTTCAAGCACATCATAGATTTCAACAACGGGTATCACAGGGATAGGTTTGACGTATCCCGGACACGCTGGGTTAGATTGTTCATTATAACACTCGTCTATTCGATAGCTGTAAATAACAACGGGATCAGTAACAGAGCCTTGGCCCTCAACAGTTATTGAACCGTCCCCCCACTTAGAAGAAGCTACATTAGATAGAGGGTATGATTTAACAATTGTATTTCCGGGTACTCCCGACCAATCATCCGTCGCACTAAACGTGTAACCCTCACCCTCCGCATTTAAATTACGAACGTGAACCTTCATATTATCTTCTGGGTTTTTAACTGTAGTGTACCTGTAAATCAAACCGTTTACATCTAGTCCGGGAATATCAGGCAGGACAGATTCCATACCCCAGCTTAATGCTGTGGACGCTGCGTTTCCAGTTGTTCCGTAACTATACGGATCACATTGCGAGTAAGAAGGCCAGAGTAGCAATAATGATACCAAGACCTGTTTTTGTTTCAACGTTTTCATTGAAAATCTTTCTCATTGGATTATTTTGTTCACGCTCAATTGTTTCTTCAACCGCTTGCATTTCCCATGCTAGCCTAGCTTTATCGCCTATCAACCCATCCTTGGGACAGGGCGTCCCCGCGTTCATCATCGCGTCAAACACTCTTTCGTCCTGGCACATTACAGATACGGCTGCCACTTTCATCCCCATATCGTACATAGTTTTAGCGTTTTTTAATTTTTCACAATTCATGTCTCTAACAGTGCGGCCAGTAGAAATACCTAGTATCTGTGTTTGTACTGCACCAGATACACCTACCGTACATAGATCAGAGTTTGTTGCGCTAATGTTTGGGCTAATAGCAGAAGGTGGTGGGCTGTTAATTGTAGTATCCATCTTCCCATCCGATATTACGGTAGTCTCAGTCCGGATAGTATCATCGGCAAAAACAACGTTACCTATAGCAAAACCTGCAATAAAAAAGAACATTGCTGTAAATAAGCGAATCCTATTAAGCTTGCTCATCTTACCCCCTGTTCATCTTATCTCGCTGTACATCGATTCTTTCGCGGTTAACTTCGTTACGTTGGTCCGCAATATCCTCTTGGCTTTCTATCCTTGCAGCGTCTGTAGTAGCGCGTTGTTCCATTTTCTGTAGCTCTACAAGCATCTGTCCTTGATCCTCTTCAGTCTTGCGCTGGAGGTCTTTTTGCTTCAGATCAAGTTCCTGCATACGAATTTGTACGAGAGGATCGTCCATTGGACTGTTACCCTGCGGCATCATCTGAGGCATAACCTCAGTTATTAACTGCTCTGTCTGCATGGAGATTAGTTTTTCCATTTCAGCAGGGTTCTGCATATCCTGTTGGACTTTTGCAATCTGAGCTTGAGCAGCTTGAGGATCGATCTTACCAGTATTTGCCGAAGCTTGCGCCTGTTGGATTATACCAGCAATCTCAAACTGAACCATCTGACGAGCTTTTTGAGATATGTGTTCCATCAGATGAGCATAAAACGTACCCATGACCTGTGGCGAAGTAGAAACCAAAGGAGTCTGCATAAACATTAAGTGGATGCGGATGTGGGCATCATGATCTTGATCTGGGAAAGTTGTAAGTATTTCACCCATTAACGCCCTAGCGTTCTCAATCGCAGGGTCTAACGGCTCTGGTTGAGGAGGAGGAGGAAGAATTTCATCTATGTTTTGTACTTCTAGCGCCTGATACATACGTTTATATGCCGCATTTAAGTTGTGCATCTCTGGGTTTGATTGCGCCAACTGTAGTTGCGTTTGAGCTAAAGTCACACGTTGTGCCATAGAGAAGATATTCGGATCACTTACAGGAACCACGTCAATTCGATTATCAAAGTCTGCAGCCATGATCATACGATCACCGCCTTGAACATCGTATGGATATTCTTGAGGCAGGTTGTCCCTAAAGATTCTAGCTAACACTCGGAACTCTTGCTTCTGAGCGTAATGCAACCGCTTGTGAATTGCAGACATAACTTTCATGCCGCGCTCTAGGAGAGCCACAGTGGTCCCTACAGGGGCGTTAGCGTTGGTATCACCTGTTTGCTGGTCAGCAAGCTGAACAAAGCGTCTACCGCCTTCTATGAGCATCCCAAGTAGGTTTTGCAAGGTTCCGGAAGGTTCCTTGTACGGAAGCGGGATAATAGCGTCTCTGATGTTGCCACCGGGAGCGTCAATATCTCGCCATTCTCCGGGTTGTAAGGGCTCATCGTCATTGCGAACCCTTACACCCCGAGCCTTGAACCCAGCAGGGAGGTTTGCCAAGGTTCCGGCGTCGATCAACTGGCGAAGAATGCTTGTAGCTGCGCGACCTAAACCACCAATCATGTGGATCAAACCAAAGCCGTAGAACCCTAATCCAGGCATAAACTTATAGTGAACAAAATACTGTTGCTTCTTCGCTAGAGGAGTATCCTCTTGGAAGTTTCTGCGAATAGACAGGATATGTCCCGAACCTTCATCGACAGAAACAATATACGGAAGAGCAATTCCAGTAGGCTCTCCGTCTGGAGCCATGTCCTCGAAACCTTCAATGTCTAAATCGACATGCATTTCTAAAATAGTGTAGACATCGTCCATATATGTCTTGGACGTGCCTTGGATCTCGTCAACTTTTTGACGGACCTCATCATCATCACCCTCAAATGTACTTAACTCTACGTCACGGTACATTCCTGCGATCTGCATCTTGCGAATTGCGTTGGCGTCCATTTTAAGAACGTGGGTAACCCTAGAAGCGGTAGCTAAGTCCGATGCTGCATAGGGAACAACTAGATCTTGTGCGGGAATAAACTGAGAAACAGCCCGTTGTTTGGCCTCATCGTAGTAAACTTTTTTGAAACATGAACCCGAAAGCGGTAAATAAAACAGAAGTTGATCCATATCAGGGTCAAATTCTTCCATGACTTCCATGATCTGGTAGTTCATATAATTCTTAACTCGAGTAGCCTGATCTTCTCGAGCCTGATCTTGTAGACCTAAGACTTGAGTTTTAACTGGGCCACCAGACGGTAGGAGCTCCTTGTAGGCTTGTGCTTGGAATTGGGTCACACTCTCCGCTATAAGCGGGTGAGTGACTCCAGAGGCCCCTTGAAACGGCTGTGTGCGCTCGATCTGCTTAATACCAAGCTGATCCAACCCTTTAGTGTAAGCTTCTTCCCACTCAGACCTAGACTCCAAGTCATCCTCGTATGAGGCGCGAAGATCCGACGATAGTTCTCCTAGATAACCTTCGTCAAGTTCTTCTGCTAAATTCGCGTCATGTTCTAAGGGGATGTCAACTTCAACACCTTCCATCGATTCCATCAAGGATTGGATAATAGCTCCACCCTGACCGTCATCGAGAACTTCGGCCCCGCCTTCAAATTCTTCTGGCTGCATTACATCTACATCAACAGATGCTTGTGTAGGCAACATATCTTCCATTCTAATTCCAGAATCAACTGGGCCCATTGGGCGTGGTGGCAAGGCCATTAGTAATACTCCCGTTTACGAGGGACGAAGTCATCCCCATCGTCTTCTCCGTCTAACGAAATAAACC